CCAAGAAGGCATACGCACTGGGTAAAAAAGGCAGGGCAAGTGCGGCGGCTAGGAAGAGAAGAAAAGACCCAAATCCCAACAGACGTGGTAAAGCAATCAACGTCAACACCAAGAAGAAAAAATAATTTGCATTCAGCAAAGATCTGTTATATACTTGTTGGATAACAACAGGAGAAACAAATGGCAGTAAGAAACTTCAATGATGCGGAAAAACAAAAACTTATCCAGATCATTTCACAAGGCTCACAAGTACTAGGTGAAGTCGAAGACCTTAAAGGTGGTTTAAAAGACACAGTAAAAGCAATATCAGAAGAACTAGAATTGAAACCAGCACTGATCAACAAGGCGATATCCGTTGCACACAAGGGCAACTACCAGAACATCGCGGACGAGATGGACACGCTGGAGAGCATACTGAACACGGCCGGCAAACTTTAATGTTGGACAAAGTCAGATCATTCTGGCTTCGTAGTTTTGAAAGTGACCGGACAGCGTTCTACTTCGAACTCGTCAGTTTCATTTTCACGGTTGGAGCCAGCCTTACACTAGCGATCACAGCCTCAGATCCGGACATGACAGTCGTGTATCCGGGGTTCTTGGTAGGAGCACTCACACAATGTTATGCTTCATACAGGAGAGAAGCGGCGTTCGTGATGATGATCACCGGCTACTTCGCAATCATAAATGTCTACGGTTACGGCGTGGCAAGTTATTGGTGGTAAGATGAGTTACATAGATGCACTATTCAAAAAAGATGAGGACAAGATATACGTCGTAGAACGTGATCCCAAGAAAGGCAGGATATTCACGGAGTACGATGCCAGGTACGTGTTCTACTACGAGGACGCAAGGGGCAAACACAGGTCAATGACTGGTGCACCATTACAGCGGGTGCAGTGTGCCACACACAAGGAATTCATAAAAGAGCAACGTATTAGATCAAACAAACAACTCTATGAACATGATATCAATCCAGTGTTCAGATGTTTAGAAGAGAACTACTTGGGCAAGGAAACGCCAAAACTAAACGTGATGTTTTTCGATATTGAAGTTGACTTCGATCCAGATCGGGGTTATTCAACAACAGATGATCCGTTCATGCCCATAACTGCCATAAGTTGTTACATGAGCTGGACGGACCAACTGGTCACCTTCGCGGTACCTCCCAAGACCATCAGCATGGACGATGCCAAAGAGCTCACAAAAAGATTTGACAACACGATGCTTTTTGAAAAAGAGAAAGACATGTTAGATGCGTTCCTAGAACTGGTGCAAGACGCAGACATACTGTCGGGTTGGAACAGTGAGGGATATGACATTCCATACACTGTAGGTAGAATACAGAAAGTGTTGAGTTCAGATGACACAAGACGTCTTTGTTTTTGGGGTGAAAAACCTAGAAAGAGAGTGTTCGAGAAGTATGGCAGGGAGCAGTTGAGTTTTGATCTCATTGGCCGTGTACACTTGGACCTGTTGGAACTATACAGGAAATACACATATGAGGAAAGACACAGTTTCAGACTAGACGCCATAGGTGAACACGAATTAGATGAGAGGAAAACAGTTTACGAAGGTTCACTTGATAACTTGTACAAGAACGACTTTGGCTTGTTCATAGAATACAACAGGCAGGACACCGCACTGTTGGCCAAACTGGAGAAGAAACTGAAGTTCATAGAACTGGCAAACGAGATCGCACACCAGAACACTGTGCTACTGCAAACAACGATGGGTGCGGTCGCGGTCACAGAACAGGCCATAGTGAACGAGACACACAGACGTGGCATGATCGTGCCAGGCAGGAAGTACAAGAAAGACGGTGAAGAGAATCAACCGGCGGCCGGCGCCCACGTGGCCACCCCACAAAAAGGAATACACGATTGGATAGGGTCTGTTGATATCAACTCACTGTATCCTAGTGTTATTAGGGCACTGAACATGGGACCAGAGACCATCGTGGGGCAGATAAGACCTGTGATAACTTCTGCAGAAATCAACAGGGCCAAACACGCCAAGAAATCGTTTGCGGCGGCATGGGACAGTCAGTTTGGCAGTTGGGAGTACCAAGCGGTCATGAATCAAGAGAAAGGCACAGAGATAATTGTGGACTGGGAAGACAAGACCAGTGTGCGTATGAGTGCGGCACAACTGTATGACATTGTTTTCGATGGCAACAACAAATGGATGTTGAGTGCGAACGGAACCATATTCACATATGAGTATGAGGCAATCATTCCAGGATTGTTGAAACGTTGGTATGAAGAAAGACAAGAAATGCAGAGAAAAATGCGTGACTGTGGAGACAACGAGATCGAGCGAGAGTATTGGGACAAGAGGCAACTGGTTAAGAAAATTAATCTGAACAGTCTGTATGGTGCAATACTAAACCCTGGCTGTAGGTTTTTTGACATAAGAATTGGACAATCGGTCACACTGACTGGGAGATGTATCACCAAACACATGGCCAGCAAGGTCAACGAAATTGTTGCAGGCAAATATGATCACAAAGGTGAGAGTATTGTTTATGGAGATACAGATTCCGTTTACTTCTCAGCATACAAGACACTACAGAAGGAGATCAACCAAGGACTGATTCCATGGACCAAGGATTCTGTGTTAGGTTTGTATGACAAGATAGCGGATGAGGTCAACGGATCATTTAAATCATTCATGACTCGGGCATTTCACACACCAAGCACTAGAGGTGAAGTAATTGCGGCAGGTAGGGAACTTGTGGCATCCAAAGGATTATTCATCACAAAGAAGAGATATGCCGTGTTGTACTACGACAAAGAGAACAAACGTGCAGACACAGAAGGCAAGGATGGCAAAGTAAAAGCGATGGGACTTGATCTAAAAAGATCAGACACTCCTGTGTTCGTACAAGACTTTCTAGGCGAAATACTATACATGGTACTACAAGGCAAAGATGAGAAAGATGTATTGGATAGAATAAGTGAGTTCAGAGCAGAGTTCAAAGCAAGACCAGGCTGGGAGAAAGGATCTCCCAAGAGAGCAAACAACATGACCAAATACACAGCGGCCGAGGAGAAAGCCGGCAGGGCAAACATGCCTGGGCATGTTAGAGCCAGCATGAACTGGAATAGATGCAGAGAGATGTATGGTGACAAGTACTCGATGCCTATAACAGATGGCGCAAAGGTCATTGTGTGTAAACTGAAACAGAATCCATTGGGCTATACAAGTATTGCGTATCCTGTAGACGAGATGCGTATACCGGAATGGTTCAAGGAACTGCCGTTTGATGGAGATGCCATGGAAGCAACAATACTGGACCAGAAATTAGATAATTTGATAGGAGTGTTGGAATGGGACGTGCAGTCGACAGAGACCACGAACACGTTCAACAAACTATTTGAATTCTAAATAATATTATGTTAAGCATTGAGGAAATAAAATTATTAATTGAAAAACTAGAAAAAGTTAAAAAAGAGGATTTACAGGAGTTGATTGAATCCAATCTCAAAATATTAAAAGATCTTGCTCTAGCCGTCGACGCAAACAACAAACAAATTATTGACAGACTGGACAAGACTCCCGAATGGTACAACAAAGACAGAGAAGAAAAACTTAGAAATCCCACAGTTGATCCCGTCACAGCACGACAAGTACAAAGTAAGATATTCCAGTTCGCTAGAACCAACATCTACAATAGCCTAGAAATAGGTCCAGGCAATGGTATGTTCTCCATGGACTTCAGAGCATGGAGGTTGAATTACTTCCTAGACATCACGCATGCCGTTGAAAACCCAATTCGTAATAAATTTAACGTTAGGCATCACAAGTATTTGAAGTTTTACAAAACACAGGACACAGAATGCTCAAACATACCACAGGGCAGTTGTAATCTTGTGTTCAGTTGGGACACGTTCGTATTCTTCACACAACAACACATCCAACAGTACCTGCATGACATCAAGAGGGTGCTGATACCTGGCGGTTACTGTTTCATACAGTACGCTGACTGCCATTATGACCAAGAACTGGATCTGGCCAAGAGGGGTTACTGGAACTACAACACTAAAACCGCCATGACGCAGATGATCAAGGACGAGGGATATGAGGTTGTAGAAATGAATCAATTCAGACCCGGGGCCAGTTATGCCATATTTAAAAAACCTGGTAAACAAAATCCTGTTGTATACAGAGTTAGTGAAATAACACTAGACTAAGACCTAAATATCCTATACAATAAGAACATTATGATAGACATCTTAAAAGACATCGTTAAACATACGCATGGACTGGGATTCTTGGATCTTGTTAAGATCACTGGGGACGATAAGGAAACTTCAATCGACTCCATGGCCGAAGACAGATCTGTGATCCTACAAGGGTCTTTCCACAAGCCACAAACGGAGATGACAGGTACGTTCGGTATGCCACAGATGGGCAAACTAGACATCCACTTGAAGTGTCCGGAGTACAAGGAGAAAGCAAACATAACTGTGTTGTCCGGTGAGAGAAACGGTGCGACCATTCCAACAGGGATCCATTTCGAGAACGAAAAGGGTGACTTCAAGAATGACTACAGATTCATGAATGCTGAGATCATCAACGAGAAACTTAAGACCGTGAAGTTCAAAGGTGTTAAGTGGGACGTTGAGATCGAACCTAGCGTGTCAAGTGTGCAAAGATTCAACTTCCAGGCAACTGCAAACACAGAACACAACTCATTCGTTGTGAGAACCGAGGATGGAAACTTGATTTTCACTTTCGGTGATCAGGCATCGCATGGTGGTGAATTCGTGTTCGCGACTGACGTTGAGGGAACACTCAACAAAGGTTGGAGTTGGCCGGTAGGACAGGTGCTACAAATACTTAAACTATCAGACTCGGCAAAGGTCACATTACACTTCTCTAACGAGGGTGCGATGCAGGTCTCTGTTGATTCAGGTTTGGGCA